GAAGCAAGATTTTCGGTACTACAGGATAATAGATACCCAACTAAAGCTGCAAAATACTGGCAGTGTGTTAGAGAACAATCCTCTTATTTAGATAACTTGATGACGTTGTCATTTGATTATAGAAGAAATGAAGCAAAAATTACTTGGTTAGAAAAGAAAATAGATAAAGAAGAAGATGAATATAAAAGAACTAAATACGAAATAGATTTAGATGAATGTAGATTTGCTAAAGCCTCTATGGAAAAAGTTGCAAAACATAGAATGCGAGAAATCAAAATGTGGTCTAAATTGAAAAAAGAATTTAATGATGGATCGTTTAATGATAAAGATGTGAACCAACATCAATTAGAATCTTATGGATTACAATATTTTGAAAAAGCTAAAACATTAACTGAGAACTCATCTGAGTCTGAGAAATTTAATATCTTAGGTCAATTACAATCTTTACAAAGAATTAAAAAATCTGGTGAATTAGAAAGTAGTTATAAAGAGCAAGAGAAATTAACTCAGGATGATAAACCAAAAGATTAATTTTGATTTTGTATTTCTAGGTCAATCCATATTAAAGTATCAAGTACCTTTAGATATATTTCATTCAATCAATCATATTTATGAAAGTAATTTTCATAACTTACATCCTGCTAATAAACAACTTGTGGGTAAAATAGAAAATGAACATTCATTATTTTATCAAGGCCAGGATGAGTCTAAGGTAAAAAGACATAATATATTACCAAGAGATGTCACTAATTATTTTATTGAGACCTTTAAACATTATTTATCTTTTAATAAAATTAGAGATTATGAATTGCATTTAAATTCTATATGGGTGAATGAAATGAAACAGCACGAGTATAATCCTGCACACATTCATCGAGGGACTTTATTTACTGGGTTATCTTCAGTAATGGTTTTAAAATTACCATCTACATATGGAATAGAATATTCTAATGACCAAGTTCCACAAAATGGAAGACTTCAAATACTAGGTGCAAGTAATGGTCAGTTTGCAAAAATAGATTATCAGCCACCAATGGAGTTAAGAGATTTTTATGTATTTCCATATGATATGAGACACTGTGTTTATCCATTCAATGGAACTCAAGAGACAAGAAGAACGTTAGCTGCAAACTGTGATGTACAGTTTGATCCAATTAAAAACAGAGGAGCGATATGATAATTACGGAACCACGTTGGAAATCGTATGTAGTTGAAACAACAGGGCCAGTATTTACACCTGAACAATGTAAAATGATTATTGAAGCAGGAAGATCGGAACCTAAACAAACTGGACAAGTGGGCGGTGGATCGGGTGGTACAGTTGATACTAAAACTAGAACCTCACACATTAGTTGGATTCCATTTAAGAAAATGATTGATATGTATAAAGACATTGAAAAATTAATGTTAAAAACTAATGGTAATCATTTTGGGTTTGAAGGAATGAGATTAACAGAACCTGCACAATATACAGAATATCCTGAAGGTGGATTTTATGATTGGCATATAGATAATGATATTAACTGTGCACACGAACCCCCAGTTAGAAAAATATCTATGACTTGTTTGTTGTCACCAGAAAATGAATTTGAAGGTGGAGATTTAGAAATTATGTCAGAAGGTAAAGTTGCAAAATTAAAACAAGGTCAAATAGTATTTTTTGCATCATTTGTAAGACATAGAGTAAAACCAGTTATTAAAGGTAATAGAAAATCTTTAGTTTGTTGGTTTGGGGGTACACCATTTAAATAATGTTTAGAGAACTTCATTTTCCAACACCAATTTATATTGCAGATATAAAGCATCCAACTCTAAATAAAGATTTAGAACGAGATATTATGAATTGGATGAATCAAGATAAAGGGGTCACTAGAACTAATGTAAAAGGTTGGCATTCAACAACGGATATGCATTTAAGACCTGAATATAAAAATTTAGTCGATATGTTATATGAAGCTCAAAGAACTATTTACGATCAAGAGCATTTAGAAAGTGAACCTTTCTTAGGCAATATGTGGGCAAATGTAAATCCTCCTGGAGGAATGAATAGAGCTCATCAACATCCAAACTCATTATGGTCTGGTGTCTATTATGTAAAAGCACCTAAAAACTCTGGACATTTAAAAGTAGATGATCCAAGATCCTCTGCTTCTATGATACGACCAAAACAAAAACCAGGACAACTACCACCAAGACTCTATAGAGAAACTCATTATGAACCTATAGATGGACGACTCATTATGTTTCCATCTTGGTTAATGCATTGTGTGGATCCTAATGAATCGAATGAAATTAGAATATCGGTATCCTTTAACTTTTTACAGAAAGGTATGTTTGTATGATTGAGGATAGAAAACAATTTGGACAATTATTAAAAGATAAACAATTAAATGGTTATGGTGTAGAGCTTGGTGTTGCTACAGGTCATTTTTCAAATCACATATTAAATACATCATCATTAAAAGTTTTATTTTCAATTGATAGATGGAATGATCATCATACCTATCAAGAGTATGTAAGAGCAGCTAGTATGTTAAGTCAACATCGAGAAAGAAGTGTCATTTTAAAAATGCCTTTTGAAGAAGCAATACATTTATTTAAAGATGAAATATTTGATTTTATATACATAGATGGTTATGCACACACAGGACAAGATGATGGTCGTACCTTAAATGAATGGTGGCCTAAAGTTAAAAAAGGTGGTATATTTGCAGGACACGATTATTCAGTTGAAAGCTGGCCAAAAACTGTAGAACAAGTGGATAAGTTTGCAACTAGTAATAATCTAAAATTAGAATTTACAAAAGAAAATTTTGCATCGTGGTATTGTATAAAATGAAAGTACATAAAGATCAAATCGTATTTAGAGAAAAGCATTTACAAACAGAGCAAGGAAGAATGCTTCAAACTAGAAATGAAAAGTGGAAAAAATTAAAAGCAGATATTGAAAAGAATGGAATTATTAATCCTTTAATATGTACTGAAAAAGATGGTAAATATAGATTGTGTATGGGTATGAGAAGATTTATTGCAGGTTGTATATTAGGTATAGAAGAATATGAAATAGAAATTGTACCTGATGAAGAAGTAGATACATTAATGAATGCAACCAGTAAATATATAACTAAACATAAAGATGGGACAGAGATAGCATTATGACATTTCAACAACAAAAATATCAAGTGATTAAAAATGCAGCAAGTTATGAACTTGCTAACTTTGCTTTAAACTATTTTCTACTTAAAAGAGATGCGGTACATTTTATGTATAAAAATAATTTACATTCACAATCTCCAATACTTGGAACTTGGGGAGATACACAAATACCAAATACTTTTTCTTGTTATGGTGATTTTGTAATGGAAACATTATTAATGAAAATGTTACCTGTAATGAAACAACATACTAATTTAGATTTAATTCCAACTTATTCTTATGCAAGAGCATATAAAAGAGGGGATAAACTTAGAAGACATAAAGATAGACCATCTTGCGAGATATCTTGTACGTTAAATCTTGGTGGTGATCCGTGGCCTATATTTATAGATGGAACAGGTGCTAATTCAGTTATTGATGAATATAAAGAAATACATAAACCTGATGCTCCAAAAGGAACTGAAGTATTACTTGATGTTGGAGATATGTTAGTGTATTCTGGTTGCGAATTAGAGCATTGGCGAGAACCATTTCAAGGGAATATATGTGGACAGGTATTCTTGCATTATAACCATGTAAATGGGCCATTTGCTGAAAAGAATAAGTTTGATGGCAGACCTTTACTTGGTCTACCTTCTTTTGTAAAATAGTCTAGTTATATACTCAAACACATATTTATTGTAAAATAAGCTTATGGCTTTAACTAAAATACCATTTCAACCTGGTTTTAATAAACAAATCACAGATACCCAAGCTGAAAATGTATGGGTTAATGGGGATAATGTACGTTTTAGATATGGTCAACCTGAGAAAATTGGGGGTTGGTTACAGGTTAATGCAAATACTTTAATAGGTGTTGCAAGAGCACAACACGTTTTTACTGATTTAGATGGTCGTAAATATGCAGCAATTGGAACCAATAGATGTTTATATATTTATTATTCTGGTGACTTATATGATATAACACCGATTGATCCAGACCGACAACAGACTGGCGCAGACATAACTACTACAAATGGTTCAACAACAGTAACTATAACAACAACTTCTTCTCATAATTTAGAGATAGGAGATATTCTAACATTTGAAAATGCAGGTTCATTTACTGGAGGTCAAACAGATTACACAGCTACAGATTTTGATGATGTATTATTTGAAGTAAAAACAATTCCAACAGCCACAACATTTACAATTGAAATGCCTACAGCTGAAACAGGAACAGGTGCAACTAATGATGGCACACTAGATCCTTTACCTTATGTTGATATTGGTGGACTTAATCAAACTTTAGGTTTTGGTTGGGGTGCAGGCCGTTGGGGACAATCGACTTGGGGAACTGCAAGACTAAGTTCTGATACTA